CTTCGATGTCTAAGTTAAATTCATCGTCACCTTCAGCACCACCCATGTCCATATCCATGTCCATGTCGGCTTCTTCGTCTCCAGCAGCACCAGCTTCACCACCCATGACAGCTCTAATAGCGTCTTGGATCATGTCGCGAAGTTCGTCTACTGTTACTTCGTCGATGCTCTCACCTCCACTAGCTTTTTCAAACATAGTGTTTTCTTCGAGTTCTTCTTTACCTTCTTCCATTTCATCATCGCCTTCATAGATTTCGTTAGATTCTTCTTCAAGCTCACGTAAGATTTCTTCAAGATCGTAATCTTCTTCTAAATCTTCTTCGCTCATTTCAGAATTCATTTCCATCATGTTGTCGTCGTCTTCTTCAGAAAGAGAATTGAAAAGTTCTTCAAGATCAAGATCTTCACCTTCTTCCATTTCTTCAGTTTCGTCTAATGAATCAATGAGGTTGTCTTTGTCTACGATGTACGTAGCTTTTTCTTTAAGCTCGTCCTCTTTCTTTTCTTCTAATTCATCGGCTTCCATTACACGTCTTTCAAACATGCTTTGGATGCGAGGCATAAAAGATTCTTCAAGAGCGGCTTTTGCGTTAGCGACGGCAACTTCACGTAAAGTTTTGGCGTCAGCAATTGCGTCTTTAAATAATTGTTGGTTGTTTGACATTTGTTTTTTTTGTTTCGCACTGTCTATTAGAGAGACAATATAAGATTTTTAATTTGTGCGACAGAATATTAAAGATTCTGTATGGATGTCCATAAATATATAGGGCTATCCAGAAACATGCAAAACTAGTAAAAAATTTTATTTTATACAACAAACTCCCGTTTGATTACAAATAATATCTGTAATCAGTGAGTTGATTTTTGAATATTGGTTAGAATTTTGTTGAGTATATTGTTTACTTTCAGCTAAACTTACTGGTTTCATGTAAGCACCATGTGTACTTGGTGTACTTACAAAATCCCAACATACTAAATCAAAATCATCTTGTACTTCTACGGTATTTTCTCCCAATTGTTTAACACTACCCATACCTCTTGAACTAATTCCTACAGTAATGTTATTTAATAATAAGTCTTTTAAAATATTTCCACTAGGTGTGTTAAGAACTTCAATACGACCAAATAAATCATCGCCTTCCCACCACAATTGTTTAATATTATGACAAACATTTTTTAAACTAATAACAGAAGACTCTGGGTGATCTAATTCACCCAAAGCTCTGTTTTGGGCAATCGGGCCTGCAATGTATTTTTCTACTTCTCTGTGAAGTATTGTTTTAGGGTAAACACGACCATTTTCATTTTTAGCATCTGCACGTTGTACAATACCTTCTACCACTAAATTTTTAGTAGGATTCATCTTAGCCTCATTAAGAGACTGAGGTGAAGGTTTAAATGCTAAATATTCTATTAAAACTTGTTTGCTCATTGGATTTTCTTAAAACCATTAATATTTTGGTTATCTGCATCAAACTGTCTAGCAGCATTATCACTACTAAATGATTTTGTTATAGTATTTCCAGATGAAGTTTTAAAATCATAAGCATTATTTTCTTTCATTGATTTAGCCATTTCATGAACTAAAGTCAAAATTTGATTTTTAGTAGTAGGAGTTAACTTAATTTTTCTAGAATCTTTTACGTTTACGTCTTCGTTTATGTCTTCTTCAAAACCACTCAATGATCCTTGATTATAAAATCCAGGACCTGGTTTATCAGCGGTTTCTTGATTACTAATTGTGTAATCCATTCCTTCTTCTACACCTTTATCAAGAAGTCTTTCTAAAGCACTAGCTAAATCTTTTTTACCTTCTTCTTTTAATTTAGATACTAACTGTTTTAACAACAATATTCTTTAAAGCAACATCTCCTTTAATAGCATCTCTAACACTTTTAATAAGTTGTCCATTATGATCCATAGCGGCTAAATAAGATGCTGGATTGAGTGTATAAACATCATATCCCTCATTTAATGAACCAGGAACTTTTTTAGCTGGTTCCATTCCAGAAGACTTGTATTTACCTTTTACTTCGTCTTTAAGACCAAATGGAGCGTCTTGTTTATCAGCTTTAGGCATTTTACCGTCTTTTTTTACGGCTTCTGCACTTTTAGCAGTACTTTTTACTCCAGGCTTTTTACCAGATCCATACTCACCTACCATTTTAATAGTTTCATTTACTAACATGTTGGTGTAGAAATTAGGATCTTTTTTAAGATTTTTCAAAACTTTACTTTGGGCTTCTTTGATAGTATCAACGTTAATGGTTTTTCCAGAAGTTGTTAATTCATAATCCATCCCATTTTCAAATTCGTAAACATTGACTTTGTCTATTTCACGAACTACGGGAGTGATGTATTTATCAAAGTAAGATTTATTAGGATTACTCATGGTAATAAATATGTGTTATCCTTGTCCTACGTATCTTTTTACGTAATTTTTACTAGATTTTGATTTACTTGCTTTTGTTTTAGCATGAACTCCTGGACGTCTACGTTTAGGTTTTACTTGAAAAACTTTAACTGACGATGTTTTTGTCTTTACCTTTGCCATTTTCCTTTATTTGTTTTAAATTTTGATACAACGTTGCTGTTTCTTTCATTAATTGACCTAAATAAGCTTCAGTACGCTTATTGTAAGAAACATTGTTAGTTTCACTCAACTCAGTTTTTAATTGTTTTGTGTAACTAGCGATTTTGTTTACTTCTTGTAAACGTTTTTTTATTTCTTTGATTGCAACGTGCATCTGGGTAGATGGCTTTACTACTTCAGTTTGTTTTTTAAACTGACTATAACGTGATTCGTTTAATTCTTGTTTTTTTACTATGGTATCATAATTAGCCATAGTAAGAGTATTTCCTGTGCCGCTTAACTTAATAATATTTTCAGTAACATTATGAAGATCCATGTCTGTTTTAGCATCTTCACGAGCATATTCTAATAAGCGAATAAACAAAGGAACGTCTGTTTTAATTGTGTCTTTTGGATTAGTAGCTTCTTTTAAGCCTCCTTTACCAGCCCAAAGATACTTAGCATCAATCATTTCACTAGGTTTTACTTCTCTATACCCAATACTTTTATATGCGCTTAAATCTTTAGCGCCTGGTGTGAATACAGAAGGAATTCCTTTACCATCTTTAGGTGGTTTTTGAAATACTTTTTGTTTAGTTTCGTTTTTTGGTTTTTTACCTTGATGTTGATAACCAGTACCTGTTTGAAATCCACTAGTAGCACCAGCTCCAGTAGACATTTCCTTTAAGCGATTTTCAGCAAACTTTTTAATTCTTTCTTTAAGTCGTTTTTTGTCCATTAAATTACTTTTTTAATTTCGCTTAACAACTCATAATATTGTAATAAATTAATCAAATGTTCTTCCTTAGGAGCTTCATTCTTCTGGATAGGTTTAATCAATTTAATGCCTTCGTTTATTTTAATTTTTGTAACAGGTTCTTGAATATTTTCGGCAAAACTACTTAAAGTAAGTTTCAAATAATTGTAATGATCATTTACTACTTTTTTTAATTTAGCTGAATCATTAATATTATTGATGTATTCTTTTAATATAACTTTTTGTTGGGGAGTGAAATTACTGTATTTGTCATTAAATTTTTCTATTAACATTCTATAAGTTAAAATACGAATATCTTTACTTTCTTGTAAAAATTCTTTTATTTCTTCATTTTCTTTGTTAATAATTTCTTTTTGAGTTAAATGCTCTAAAAGAGTAATTTTACTATTTACTACTTGTTTAGGATCTGTAAAATAAGGTAAACGATAAGATTCTAACAATGTGTAAATACTAGCACTAGTTTTATAATTACTAATTTTATTTTTAAAAAAATTATTTAAATCGTAGTGTTTTTTAATTTCTTTAATTAAATTATACTTTTCCTTATTTAACTTTTGTAAATCAAACTTTAAAGCTGATTCAGCAATAGTTTGTAAAATAGTTTCTGCTTTACCTTCTGTAAATCTTTCTTGTGTATTTACTAAGTTATAAAGTCTTTGCTCTTTGGCTAATTCAGTATTTGAAAAATATTTTTTTAAAATCTTTACTGAAGGGGAATCTCCAGTAGCCAAGACATCATTAGTTACCTGGCGAACTAATAGTTCAAAGATAATTCCAGTATTTTTATACTTTGAATGTTTAATTTGATTCATGTGAAGCTCTAATAATAAATATGTATTAAAATTATAAAGGCATAATATTGTCTTCACTCAATATACCATCGTCGTCTTTACTTTCAAATAAATGGATTTTTCTACTTTCTGGTTTAGGCATCATATCAAACATAAACTTATTTTTATAGTATTGAGCTTTACTTTCTAAAGCTAAAGGACTACCTCCTTTATGATTTGTTTTACCGTACTTGTCCTCTCCATCATCAGATGATGAGTATTCTTTACGACCTAAAGCATCTTTACCGAATGGGCTTTGTTGAGTGTCTTTAATACTAGTTTTATCTTGAGGTCTACCAGGTAATCTTACAATATTAGGCTCGTTTTCATCGTAACCCATAGGAATATCAGTTGGAGCATTCGGTACTTGGGTGTATCTTCCTTTACCATAAATTGTAGCTAATTGATGTGGTGTTCCATATGCCTGTCCAGTTTCTGCTGGATCATTTCCTTCTTCTTCTACTTGTTTGTATCTAAATTGACGTTTTTTATCTTCAATAACTAAATCTCTGTACTCATCAATTTCATCTTCACTGAAGTGGAATACATTGTCATAAATCCAATCTGTAGGCATTAATCCTGATTCTTGAATTGATTTAGCTAATTCAACTTTTTCTTTTAACAATGCAATTCTTTCTTGATCGTAAATAATTGAAGGTGTAGTTAAGCTAAGTTCAAAATTTGTCATAGCTTCACCATCATAACCTTGAGTGTATAAGTGAACTAATGCAATTTTTGTCAATTCACTCACTAATATGCGTTGAATTCGTTCAATTGTACGAGCAAAACGAATGTCTTCTGCAGCTAATGTTGCTTTACCAGTTAAGTCTTTTTCATAACCCATAAAGGCTTTAGGTACTTTAAGAGCAGCAAATAATTTTTCTCGTAAGTATTCTACGTCTTTAATACCATCATATTCTAATCCTTTTACAGAATCAATTTTAGTTGTAGTATCATTACCTCTTACAGGAATATAATAATCTTCCAACATATTCATTACGTTGTATTTTAGATTATATTGGCCTGTTTTTTCATCCATAAATGGAGTCTTTTTAAGTTTAGACACCATTTTTTGCATGTAATTTTCTACTTCTGCTGGAGGAATAGAACTTC